GTATTCTGTGACCTCTGAGGTCAAAACTTTGGACGTAACCGTAGGTTACGAACGAATTGAACGATAGGGGTGATTTCGTTGCCCTTCTATGCGTTAGGCTGAGAACTTAAAGTTACATCGCTGTAATCCAAGTCATCCAGCTGAGCCAATGTATCACAAAAATCTTTGTGGTCCATTTCAAACATCAACTCTAAGTTAGGTAGGCTATTAGCTAATAAGGCGTAATAATCTCCAGATGCCGTATACGAAAGCAGTGCTTTTTGTATAAAGTAACTTCTATCCATTCTACTTTTGATTGCAAGATCGGCCTTTCGGTCCTTCTTCGTCATAAAGCATGAATCGTGGATAACAGATAATTCTTCCCTCAACATCGTTGTAGCGTTAAGAATATCTTCGAGTGATTTTTGAGCTAGTCCTTGTCCAAGCGAAAGCTTGAACAATCTGTGCTCTGTGAGGTCTTTAATCTTACTGTAAATATACAGCAAAGATAAGTCTTCAAATGATCCTAGGTTCTTAATGAAACCTATATTAAAAATGGATCCGTTATATACTTTTGTATAGGTACCGAAGGGGAATTTTCGAAGAAAATTCTTACCGGAGGTATCTACTTCATCAATTTTTGAGTACATATACTCACAATCGATAAGGTTCAAATGTATGCGGAATACCACATCCTTTTTTGGATTCTTCAACCTTCCACGAAGGGATAAGATTGAGTCAGCTCCATCCTTCGATGAGCTTATATTCTTTTCCAGTGCATTTAATAATGGACCGAACTGATTGTCATTTCTGACAATTCGATCGATTACTAAACATCTATAATATCCTTCCCAGATGTGGGTCGGATATAGAGATTTTCCATTAGAGTTCTCAATCAGAGATAGTCTTTTGATGAATCCGTCCCAATCGAATGATTTGGTTCGTTCCTCAATGTGTATAAACAGATTGGTTAAATAGAAGATATTCTTTTCAACCTCCGCACATAGACTAGTCGAGATACGTGAAACATCGTTTCCGAAATTTAAATTCCTCGACACAAATTCTCCAACAAGATTAGCCTCTGTTGCGAATTTACTCTTACTTTTATTTACAGGAATTCCTGCTTTATTAGTAAGATCTGCGTAAACGAGACCATCCGGATCTTGACCCCAAAGGTCATCACCAACCTGGTTGAATATTTCCATTAAATTGGATATTCTACCGTTCGCATTTCTCTTGATGAGGTGAGGGTAATTCCTCACAACTACAAAC